ATCATCGAAGTCTACCGTAGATCATACCCGGCAATCCCTGCGCTGTGGCGCGAAGCTGGTAACGCGCTAGAGGCCATAATTGAAAATAAAACTGTAAAACTTGGACGCGACGATGTGCTGGTTGTGGAAGGTACAAAGGGTATCCGCCTGCCCAACGGGCTGTATCTGAAGTACCCGAACCTGAGAAAGAGCAGTAAGGACGGTAAGACAGAGTTGGTCTATGACACCAAGAAGGGCAAGACGACTGTGCCTAACCGGATATACGGCGGCAAATGTTTGGCAGCGGATACAAAAGTTTTAACGTCTCGCGGTTGGGTTAATATCACGTCAGTTACAATGGCTGATCTTTTGTGGGATGGCCTTGAGTGGGTAAAACATAGTGGGTTGACGTATCAAGGCGAAAAGGTTACCACCATACTTAACGGGGTCCGTATGACCCCCGACCACGAAGTTTTAACTGATGAGGGGTGGCGTAGTGCATCATCGTGCGAAGGACTACACCGGTCTGGTTTTTGGCTACCTGACGGCAGTGAAGTATGCGGGGACAAACGGGCGGCGCTCGGTTTGGCGGTTCCGCTGCACCTGCGGAAAACAACTGGTACGTGTGGCACTAGACGTAGAAAAATACGCGAAAAAGGGTGGAATACCTTCTTGCGGCTGTGCGTGGGGAGGAAAGAACAAGACCCACGGCATGTCAAAACACCCCGTGTATTGGGTATGGAGGTCTATGCGGGATCGCTGTCGCCTGCCAACTCACCAAGCATGGAAGAATTACGGTGGCCGGGGCGTAAAAGTTTGTCGTCGTTGGGTCGGTTCTTTCGAGGCTTTTTGGGAGGATATGGGGCCAACCTACCAGCCGGGGCTTACGTTGGACCGCAAGAACAACAACGGAAACTACACGCCCAAAAATTGCCGTTGGGTTATACCCAAAGTCCAAGCCACGAACACCCGCACGGCGCTACCAGTAGATATACTAAAAGCAGTTCGCCTAACGGGTATTTCTCGTTCGACCCTGCTGTATCGGTGGCACCGGAACCTGTCTATGACATCGTCAACGCCGGACCCAGATCGCGCTTCGTGGTGCAAGGTTCTACGGGACCGTTCATAGTTCACAACTGTGTCGAAAATATATGTCAGGCTTTGGCCCGGATTATTATCGGTGAGCAGATGCTGCTGATATCCAAGAAGTACAAGGTCGCCATGACGGTGCATGACGCTATCGCCTGTGTCGTGCCTGAAGGTGAAGTCGACACTGCACAGGAGAATATCGAGATGTTTATGCGTGTGCGCCCCGCTTGGGCACAGGAACTACCGCTGAACTGCGAAGCAGGCGCGGGCAAAAGCTATGGAGACTGTTAATGGATGAAGAAAACAAAGAAGAAAGCACCCACTACGCAGGTAAATAACTTCATAGACAAAGAGATAAACAATGGATGAAGAAAACAAGGAAGAAAACATTCACCCGGTTATAACGCTGCTCGTCAAGCGTATGGAGAGTAACCCCGAGGAGTTCAAGGAAGGTCGTTGGTCTTGGGTGGATACGGCGCGCACGAAGCACTTCAACGCAGAAGAAGTTAAAGTATACAACGCGGGTCTTCGTAAGCTGTATATGCAGGAGCTGCATGAAAAAGTGATGGAGCAGATACTGGACCCCGGTGCTGATGGCATACGCTATAGGGAAGATTTATTTGCCCAGCAGCAAAAAGTTATGGCCCAACAATATCAAAACGCTTTAAAAACAGCCCAAGGCTTGCAAGGCCCAACCCCAGTCGCACCAAAACCACAACCACTAACGCCATATCAACAAATGAAGAAACTCCTAGAGGTACCGTAATGACCAACGACTACAAATTTACCCAAGACTGGTTCCACTGGGCTCCCGAGGTATGGGGAAAGTTAATACCGTTGCTGCCCGGGCGCGAACGGATGCTCGAGCTTGGTGCGTATGAAGGCCGCAGCACGGCATGGATCGTGGAGCATATGCTGGAGGACGATGGCGTTCTTGTATCTGTCGATACATGGCAAGGTGCGGAAGAGCACGTAGCCTCCGGGGATGATATGGGGGAGGTAGAAAAGAACTTCGACCACAATATCAAGCTGCTTACAGAGAAGTACGAAGAACGCACAGTTCTAAAGTTGAAAAGGACTTCATACGATGCCTTGACTTCTTGTGCCGGTGGGCCGTCCTTTGACTTTATCTACATCGACGCTTCGCATACTGCGCCTGATGTGCTGACCGATGCTTGCCTAGCTTGGCCGCTGCTCAAGGACAAAGGTATCATGGTGTTCGACGACTACCTGTGGGGTGACATTCGGGATATCCTGCACAGACCCAAATTGGCTATTGACGCGTTTGTGAATATTTTTTCGGAGCAACTTAAACCCGTGCACTTGGGTTATCAGTATATCGTAAGGAAAGAAAAATGACTGACGAAATTAAAGTAGCCGTGAAAGACGCAGCAAAGAGGCCGAGCATTATGATTGCCACGCCGATGTATGGTGGCATGTGCACGGGGCACTATGTTCATGGTTTGCTGCGCACGATGGGTAAGATGCGGGAGGTTGGCGTCAATATGTTTTGGGCGCACAGCATGAACGAGAGCCTTATTACCCGGGGGCGCAACGAGCTTGTGCGCTTGTTCCTTGAACACGACTTCGACTACCTGTTGTTTATCGATGCAGACATTGGCTTTGAAGCTGAAGCGGTTCTGACACTGCTTTCTGCGGACAGGGACATTGCCTGCGGTATGTACCCCAAGAAAGAGGTCGCTTGGGACAAGATCAACAAGGCAGCCAAGGAAGGCAAAGACAACCTGCAAGACTATGCGGGGGCGTTCGTCTTTAACATGGTGGGTGAGAACCACGCCGAGACCGACCCTGACGGCATGATTGAGGTTCGCCACGGCGGCACGGGGTTCATGATGATTAAGCGCGGGGTATTCGAGCACCTCAAGCCCCACGTCCCTACCTACCGCGTATCAACCCACACCGACCCGGTAACAGGCGAATACATCAAGCCGCTTACTTATGAGTTCTTTGCTACCAGTATCGACGACGGCGGTGCGCTACTGTCCGAGGACTTCCACTTCTGCGAACTGTTCCGCAAGCACGGCGGCAAAGTCTACGCTAACCCATTCCTGAAGCTGGAGCATGTGGGTACCTACGTGTACAGCGGTGACATCATTAAGGCTGGAGGTAACCTGAAGTGAACCTGTTCTGGACCCCGGAGAAAGAAAAACTCCTCAAGGCTATGTGGGCTGAAGGTAAGTCTTCTTCTGAAATAGGCAGGAAGCTTGGTGCTACCAGAGGCGCAGTGATGGGCAAAGNACATCGCCTAAGACTGCCGCTTAGGAAGACCGCCGTAACGTCTACACCCAAATCAAAACCGCTTTCTCCGCCACCGAAAACAGATAGAAAGCAGGGTGGCAACGCGTACCAAACAGTGCGGGATGCCATGATGGGGTTGAAGCCTGAAGATTGCCGCTGGCCCAGCGGAGCGCCACACGAAGACAGGCTTTCTTTTTGCGGTACACCAAAGCTCGAGGATTACCCGTACTGCCTCAAGCATTGCTACAGTGCTTACGATAACTTCGAAGAAGCGCAGGAAAAGAAGAAAGCCAAGAAGGGAAAACGTTAATGGGTACTGGAGCAGATATGTTATCCGAAACCCTTCAGGTAATAAGAAACCGGGGTGCGAGCTACGGGCCTATTAGGCCGAACCATGAGCGCATTGCAGCCCTATGGTCTACGCTGCTGGGACACCCAGTAACCCCCGTTCAGGTTGCCATGTGCATGGTTGGTGTTAAGCTGGCACGGTTGATGGAGACGCCCGATCACGTTGATAGCGCCGTGGATATTGCGGGTTATGCAGCGTGTATCAGGGAGTGTCAGGGAGACGCAGAATGAAGACCGAACGTGTTCTGAGAGAAAAAGCGAAAGAGCTAGGGCTGGAGTATCTTGGTACGGAGAACCGCAGCAAGCATGCGCGTATGTCGTTCAAAAACCGAGAAGGCAAGACCCTGATTACGACAACGCACTACACGGACAGAGAAAACAAGAATATCAAGAAAGACCTATACAGACTGGAGCGTTTTTCGGCGTGCGAATATCTGCCAACCATGCTTGTGATGTAGGAGAATAAACATGCTAGAAACAAATAGAGATTTCTTTGCGAAGCTACGCGAAGAGAACGCCACTACGGAAAAGTATATTGATGCTGTGTGGGCGCTGCGGTATCCCAATCCGTCACCCAAGCCGTCATCCGGCTGGCCTTATGTCAGCCTACAGAAGCAGGCGGAACTAGACGCCAAGAATAACCCCAAAGTGCGGGCACTGCGGTCATGAGCCAGCGTGATGAACTTTCTAACAAGGACAAGCTCGAGGCGGCCCAGATGCTTGAGTGGATGGGCCGTATGGACGACGCGCGGTTTATCCAGCACCACCAAAAGCCTGCCGATCTTATTTTGTACAACCATAGCCGTGGTATGTCCCGCAGCACAATGAACCGTATCTGGGGGCGTAAGCTAGTGAATGTTGTTATTGGTCCTGAGACAACAATCTTTGCGAAGGAAACAAAACCAAATGAGAAAGCAAGAAGAACCTGATACAGGTATTGGTTTAGCGGGTTGCCTTATAACTTTACTTCTTGCCGCAGCTTTTTGGGCTGTGCTCATCCCTGTAGGTAATTGGTTGGTGAACTTATGATTACATGGTCTTACAGCAGCATTAAAACTTTCGATCAGTGCCCGAAGAAATATTACCATCTCAAGGTAACCCGGGATGTTCAGGACGAAGGCGGCGCTGCCACGATCTACGGGCAGGAAGTACACAAAACTGCCGAAGAGTATGTCCGTGATGGCGTCCCTGTGCCGGAGAAGTTTAAGTTCGTGGAGCCCACGGTTGCCGCGTTCAACAACATTCCGGGCGAGAAGCACTGCGAACTGAAGATGGGCGTTAAGAAAACGAGCGCCGGTTACGAACCGTGCGAGTTCTTTGCCCGGGATGTATGGTGGCGTGGCGTTGCCGACTTGCTGATTATCAATGGTGGTAAGGCTTGGCTGGCCGACTACAAGACCAGCAAAAGTGCAAAGTACGCGGATACTAAGCAGCTTGATCTGCTGGCAGGGGCCACGTTCCTGCACTTCCCGCAGGTTAAGCGGGTAAAGTCCGCGCTGGCGTTTGTGGTCAGCAATGAGTTTATTAAAAAGAGCTACGACGCTACAGAGAAAAACAAGTGCTTCTCGGCGTTTGACAACGAACTAGACCGGCTGGAGACAGCACATAAGACCGGCGTGTGGAACGCAGTGTCCGGCCCCCTGTGCCGGTTTTGCCCGGTTGTCAGTTGCGAACATAATAGGAAAAGATAGGAGATACTAATGCCCTACGTAAATAAACCCCGTCCGTATAAGAAAGAAGAAAAGTACGAAGATAGCCCGCAGCAGGTGAAGAACCGTGAGGAACGCAACGCCGCTCGCCGCAAGTTGATGCGCGAAGGCAAGGTCCGCAAGGGTGATGGCAAGGATGTAGACCATAAGAAGACCGTGTCCAAGGGCGGCAAGAACACTGCGGGTAACCTCGACGTGCGCACGGCGCACAACAACAGGTCCTTCTACCGCAACCCCGATCATACTGTGAAGATCAACAAGCCGAAGAAGAAAAAATAATGCCTATCCTTACTGGCTACCAATGGACCGGCAGGTTCAAACCCTTCGCTCACCAGAAGGAAACGTCGGACTTCTTGGCGCGCCGTAGGCATGCTTTCTGCTTTAACGAGCAAGGCACGGGCAAGACCGCGTCCGTTATCTGGGCTGCCGATTACCTGATGAAGCAGGGTAAAGTTAATCGCGTCTTGGTTATCTGCCCCCTGTCCATTATGAAGTCAGCATGGCAGCAGGACCTATTTAAGTTCGCCATGCACAGGTCTTGTTCTGTCGCCCACGGGGATGCCAAGCAGCGCAAGAAGATAATCAACGCCGGTTCGCAGTTCGTCATCATCAACTTCGACGGCGTGGCTATTGTTAAGGACGATATCATCAAGGGCGGCTTTGACCTTATTGTGGTCGACGAAGCCAATGCCTACAAGAACCCCCAGACCGATCGCTGGAAGGTGTTACGGGAAGTGGCCGAAAAAGCCAAGGGCATGTGGATGCTAACGGGTACCCCCGCTGCGCAGTCCCCGCTGGATGCCTACGGTCTCGCCAAGCTGATTAACCCGAACAATACGCCCAAGTACTACGGTCAGTTCCGCGACCAAGTCATGATGCGGGTCAGCCAGTTCAAGTGGATACCGCGCCCCGGGACACAAGATGTAGTGCACCAAGTTCTTCAACCCGCTATCCGGTTCGAAAAAGATCAGTGTTTGGATTTGCCAGAAGTAACCTACATGGAGCGCGAAGCCCCGCTGACGCTTCAGCAGGAAAAGTATTACAAAAAGCTAAAGAGCCAGATGCTGGTTGAAGCTGCGGGCGAAGAAATATCCGTAGTTAACGCAGCGGCTAAGCTTAACAAACTACTCCAGATATCTGGTGGTGCAGTATACGCGGACACTGGTGAGGTCGTGGAGTTCGATATAACCAACCGGCTTAACGCTGTCCTCGAGGTCATTGAGGAAGCCAGCCACAAGGTGTTGGTGTTCGTGCCCTTCACACATACTATAGAACGGCTTAAGACTGCGTTCGACAAGCACGGTATCACATCTGAAATTATCAACGGTGCCGTGTCTGTGAATAAACGGGCTAGCATTATCACCCGCTTTCAGGAGCAGCCTGAGCCCCGTGTGCTGATTATCCAACCACAGGCGGCCTCCCACGGATTGACGCTGACGGCAGCGAACACCATCATCTGGTATGCTCCGGTAACATCTGTTGAAACTTATTTGCAAGCTAACGCCCGCATCAACAGACCCGGCCAGAAGAACGCCATGACCATTGTGCATATCAAGGGTAGCGAAGTTGAAAGCCGCCTGTACAACATGCTACAAAACAACATCACCAACCACGCAAAAATAATTGACTTGTACCGCCAAGAACTTTCCGATGGCGCTTGACATTGTCAAATAGAGGCGTAGGTTGCCTTCCCGGCTAAAGGAGCAACCATGTCAGAAAACGTAGAGCAGATAGTCACAGCGTATCTTAAGTTGCGCGAAGCTATCGAAGAAAAAGAAGACCAGCACAAACAAGAAATAGGCGACCTTAAGGAGCAACTTGATCTACTCAGCAACCAACTGCTCACCATCTGCGCCGAGCAAAGCTTAGATGGCCTTAAGACTAATGCTGGTACTGTGTCCCGGCGTGTTCAATCCCGCTACTGGACGAGCGACTGGCCGTCTATGTATCAGTTCATCAAAGACCACGACGCCATGTACCTGCTGGAACAGCGCATCCATAACAACCACATGAAACAGTTTCTTGAGGAGAACCCGGACACGCTCCCCATTGGACTGCAAGCAGAACGTAAATTCGTAATCCAAGTCCGCAAACCTACGAGGAAGTAAAATGAGCAAAGCTACAAACGTCACGATCTTTAAGGAACCCGGTGCAGTCAGCACCCAGAAGCGCGAGCTTAGCGACTTCGCTAAGTCCATGTTCAAGACCACCACCAGCCGCCGTATTCAGACTAATACCAACGGCACCTTCAAGCGCATCGTTAACGGCGAGCAGGTTGGCAACGCCGTGCGTGGCGAGCTTAACGTCATTATTATCAACTCTCTGCCGGAAGTGTCTCGTATTTATTACGCCGATAAGTTCGACCCCAACAAGGAAGCCACGCTCCCCAACTGCTGGTCTAACCGTGGGGATAAGCCCGAGGCTGCTGCAAAGGACCCGCAGCATAGCAACTGTGCGGATTGCCCGCAGAACGTTAAAGGCTCGGGTGAGAATGGTAGTAAAGCCTGCCGCTACCAGCGCCGCGTTGCTGTCCTGCTTGCGGATGATCCGTCGGGCGACGTGTACCAGTTTAATATCCCCGCCAAGTCTCTGTTTGGTAAGGGCACCGGTAACTCGCATCCGTTTGAAAGCTACACCAAGTTCCTTAGCTCTAACGGCGAAGGCATCGACAATGTGGTGACCAATATCAGCTTCGACTCCAATGCCGACACTATGGAGCTGCTGTTTACCCCGGTGCGCAATATCAGTGACGGAGAATACGAACTGGTTCGTGCTGCTCAGGCCAAGCCTGAAACCAAGATGTACACTGCGATTACCGTGGCCCAAACTGACGGTGTTAAGAAGCCGCCCGCCGCTGTTGAAGAAAAGCCCAAGGCTAAGGTTACCCGTAGTGACGAACCGGAAGAAAGCGACGAACCGGTTAAGCGCAGCAACAAGAAGTCTTCAGACACCGCCCCTGCGGGAAAGAAGTCATTGTCTGATGTGGTCGACGCTTGGGGCTCTGACGATTAATCATGAGCCACGGCTACAGCGTTAGGGTTGCTGACCTAAACAGAAAAGCCGACAAACGGCATCTTGGCGTGCGGCTAGGCAGGGTGTGCATTAAGCGCGATATCCCTGTGTCCCTAGTTGCCGCCAAGATAGGCGTTAGTAGACAGACGATCTACAACTGGTTCTGTGGGTTCAGTACTCCTAACGCAGCCGTATCCGACCACATAACAAAGTTCCTTGCTACTCTTGGCAACTAACATATGTCCAACTTTGATCTTCTTAGTGCCGTGCAACCGGACGGCGGCTGGTTTGCCGTCGTAGGGATCAAAGACAAAAGCGTATTACAAAAGTTTGCGGAGACCAGAGAAGAAGTAGACGACATAGCTGCGGACTTTATGGAGCAGCGCCGCAATGTATTCTTTGGTGTCGCCAAGTATAAGACAGACGACAACCGCAAGAAAGATAACGTACAAAGCCTCAAGGCTTTCTGGCTGGACATAGATTGTGGGGAGGCCAAAGCCCGGGTTAACGAAAAGACCGGCAGACCCGACGGCTACATAGACCAGCTTGCTGGACTGCAAGCACTAAAAGGTTTTTGCGAGCTTGTCGGTTTACCTGAGCCGATCATCGTCAACTCGGGTCGCGGCCTGCACGTATACTGGCCGCTTACGGAAGCCATAACCCGCGAACAGTGGGAACCCGTAGCCAACCGGCTACAGCGGCTTTGCGACACCCATAAACTTTATGTCGACCCAGCGGTCTTCGAAGTCGCGCGCATACTGCGCATCCCCGGCACGTTGAATTTCAAGGATGACCCTCCTGTCGAAGTGAC